ACGACGATCGACAAGCCCAGCCGCTCCGTGGGGCGCCACTTGGCCGACAGGGAGCCGTCGAGTTCGATGCGTCCCTTGTCATAGCCGACGACGGCCTTGTCGCCCTGCTGGCGGATGATGTTCTTGTCGGCGCTTTCGACGAAGTGCTGGTGTGCCGACAGTCCGGCCGTGAAGAACCATTTGCCGCCGACGGAATACTCCCCGTCGGCCTGCCCGTAGAGGGTGTTGATCCTGCTCCGCGAACGGGTCATGGCCTCCAGGATGCCGTTGCCCTTGTCGCGCCGGTAGTCGTAGGCCGTCCACGAATGCACGTATCCGGCTTTCGCCGCCGCCTTCCAGTTCCGGCGGTAGTGGTCCCACGAGAGGACGCTGCGCAGGGTGTGTTCGCGCTGGCGGTTTTCGAACTGCGTGTCGTCGGCGTAGTCGGTCGTCAGCAGGGGCAGTTCCCGGTTGGAATTGATGTACCAGGCGTTCAGCCCGAAGCGGTCGCCTTTCCCGGTGTTGTAGTAGACCTCCTGCAACACGTGCACGTCGTCGAACGCGCCGCTCTTGTTGCGTTCGGTGGGATAGTACGACCCGACGATGTTCATCTCGTCGTCGTAGATGTTCTCCTTCTTGTCGCGGTTGCGGTACTTGTAGTCGTTGGCCGAGGACTGGTAGACGGCGCGGGTTGATACCTGCCAGCGCTCGTCGCCCCATGTCAGGCGCAGGAATTCGTCGAAAGTACGGAACATGCCGATGCCCTGGATATATTGCAGCCCGAATCCGTCGGCCGCCGCCGGCGCAGTCGAGAGCTTCACCAGTCCGCCCAGTCCGCCGCCCGTCTCGCTGACCGACGAGGTTCCGTGGAGCAGCGAGGCGTCGTCGATGAAATAGGAGGGGATCATCGAAAAGTCGGTCATGCCCAGCATCGGGTTGTTGATGCGCATGCCGTTCCACGTCACCTGCGTATGCGACGGACCCGTGCCGCGGAACGATACCGTGGAGAGGGTCGCGCGGCCGTACTGCTTGACGAAAACCGGTGTGTTGAACGTCAGCGCGTCGGCCATCGAGAGGGCGATGTTCTCCTTGAGGATCGCCGAGTCGAGTTTCGTCTCCTCGACGCCGATGCTTTTCATCGGACGCCGGCCCCAGACCGGAACCTCCCGGATGGCGATGGCGCCTTTCCCGCGCCACTCCCCCGCGCCGGCGTTCTGCGGGGTTTCCGGCACGTCGGACGCCGCCGGCTCGTCCTGCGCCCGCAGCAGCGCCGGAAACAGCAGCATCCAAAGAAACAAGGCGGTTGTTTTCATGCTCTCCGGTTATTTCCAGCAAAACGCTCCGGGCGCGACGCCCACGTGAAATTCGTCGAC